ACGCTGTCTACTCTTATCACGCATTGATAGGATGTCTGGAAGGTAACGCTTTATGAATGTTGGCTTGATACCACCACCACCACCTAATATAACGCATTTTGTTCTTGGTGTTGGTATGGGTATGGGCCTATTATCCATTATTTCTATAATAAATTCTTTAACAGTATTTAATAATGGATATGTTTTCTCAAGATCTGTTTGAGAAAGTGTTAAACTATTAAGAAAGAACTCAAACTTGGCAAAACTAACTCCTCCATATACACTTTCCATCGCGTATCTAGATTTACAATATGATGTTGCCATCACTTGTGATTCGTCAGGTTTTAACTCGTTCATTATCATACCGTTTTTAACAAAGTCAACAAACGCTAACGTCATTAAATTTTTATGAATATCCTCAACCGTAAGCTCGTTTGGTTTAATTGTTAGTAAATCTACAGTTGAATCAGCTATCGTTTTTTTACTCTTATCTTCGCCGATGAAAAAGTTTTCTAATTTGTCTTTTGGAAATACTTTGAGTCTTACAAATTCTACATAACCATAATAAAGTGTTACAATTTCGTGACCATCTTCTTTATTATTATAAAAATCAAACGTATTTCCCAAATCAATTAAACGCACATCATCCGCGTTATTATCTAGCATAACATTCGGTTCAGAGGCATCATATGGAAATATGTTAAGGCCCGTCACACACGCCAGAATTGCCGCCATTCGGTGATATGCTTTCTTCAAACGGAGATCGCTGCTCTGCCATTTTGAAATACCTGTAATACGTTGTGCTAATGTTTGATATATTCTATTATCCATATACTCCATAAAAAATATATGAACACGGCAAGACGGTTCTTTTAATAATATTTTTTGTATCGCCTCAATAATATGCATGACATTATCGCTTAGAGTTTTATCTCGGCCTTCTACAAACAACTGGCTAAATTCGTCGGATGACAGAAAACAATCGTGAATCACATACGGAACAATAGGACGTTTGTCACTCTTTCGGAACTCAGTATCTAATTTTGTTTGAAGAAGCACCTCTTTTTTTATTGCTTTTTTTGTTGAAATAAATTTAGATATAGTCGGCGCTGCGAAAGGTTTATAATAATAAACATGTTTTATGGGGCCTTCTATCGTAATCTTCATACAAAATTGTGTAAATGAAATGCCATTTACTTCAATACAATCATGTGGTGCTCTTTTTCCATATAATACAAATGAATAACTGCTATTATCTGATATAAATCCGATTTCGGCGGTTGTAATCGGGTCAAGTAATGTTTCATGTAGTTTTTTTGGAGGAGGTGAAGATGCTCTCACTGATTTTGGAGGCATATTTTATTATAAATCGTATTATTTTCGTTTATAATATGATTATATTTTATTAGCGTATGTATATATAATATGCCAATGCCAATGCCAAAGCCAAAGCCAAATGTAACGTGTGTAAAACCTCTATTGAATACTTCATTCAGTAATAAACCCGAATTATTAAATTTTAATGAAAATTGTGTTCCAAAACATGTGCGAGGCGAACTCGGACGAAACAATTCGTGGCGCACATAATTTTTTCAATTGATGTTCCATGATGAATGACTAAAATGATGCATAAAATGATACCATTTTATGTATTTATCGTCTGTAAAAATAAAAATAGAAAAACACAACGCATTGGATAAAAATTTTTTATTATTTTCTTCCAAAACTAGTCGTATTTCCATTAAATGCATTAATATTGATTGTTAATTTTGAAGAAGGAGCTTCTGAACAAGAAAATTCTAGTTCAGTTGAAGCTAGTTTAACTGGAGGATTGGGCAAACGAATCATTTTATATAATATATACATACATATTTCTTTATATAAATGAAAATATTTATTAATTAATTCAAATTCCTATAAAGAACCGAAAACATGAGGAGTAACACTACTAAAGAAATTCCTACCAAATACAGAACCTATGGGTAAATGGCGTATTAAGTTACCATGATTGTATTCACTCCTGCTGGTGTGTCCGTCTCTGTACACAATTTCCCCCAAACCGTGCATCTGGCCTGCATACCACCCTCCATCATATGATACAATCGGTCCGGTTTGATATAATATTTTTCCATTTCCATGCATCATGCCGTTTTGAAAATCACCATTATACAAGCTTTTATCCAGGTTCATTAAAAGTTTTCCTTTTCCATGCTTCATGCCGTTTTGCCATGTTCCATCATATACTTCAAGTATGTCGTTGTTGCTTGAAAGTAAATTCATCAGTTCATTTACTTGTTCTAGTGTCATGCCTTCTAAATCATCCAGTGTTTGGATGCCATGATCAATTGGTCCCTTTGATCTGAAAAATGTTTGTTTTCCTTTACCTGATCTTTCATTATTTTTGAACATTCCTTCATAAATAAGGAACACATTGTCTGGATATAATGAGTACAACATACCTTTGCCATGAAACAAATACGAACCATGTCGGGGTCCGCTAATACTTTCACGACCACATCCTTGACTTACTGGAAAAATTGCTTTGGCGTTACCTATATATAAATGAAGCAGTATACCGGTATCATCATCTGTTTCAGCAGTAATTATTTTATAGCGGTCATTCTGAATTCTTTGTGTTTGTATGTAAATTTCACCCCCGCGTTGTTGATACCGGTGCCGGTGTCGTTTAATTGTTGCATTTTTAAGTTTACGAGTTTGTTTGGTTTTCATCTCTTATCATAATAATATATATATAATATATTATATTGATAATTTATAGATTTTTTCTTATAATACAAATCATGGTTGTGGTTCCTATTAGATACGTACCAAAAAATTTGTCACAAAAAGATCGCAAAAATCAAATACAAATGCTCAAAAAATCACGAAAATTGTATAAACTTGGAAAATATTACAATCGTGTAACAAAATTGAAGTCATATCCACATGTAGCCTCAAAACACACGGATGTTGCTCGCCAAATGTATAATGTTGAACACATTGTTCCAAATGAAGAATTATCAAAAGCAACTGGTTGTTCATTAAATGCTCTTCAAACCATTGTAAGAAAGGGTGAAGGTGCCTATTACTCATCTGGCTCAAGACCAAATCAAACACCACAATCATGGGGATATGCACGACTTGCAAGTGCAATAACTGGCGGAAAAGCGGCTGCGGTTGATTATTCTATTTTGAAAAAAGGTTGTAGTTTGAAGAGTAAAGCGTTATATCTTGCAAAAAAATCTCTAAAAAAATATAACAATGGAAAACGTAGTGTAAAAAAAATAAAAATTTAAATTCACATTTATGACACATTTAAATTTGAATTAATTTGACTGCGGCGTCCCCGAATTTGTTGTTGCAACGACCACGAATCTCATCATTCAATTGGTTCTTGACCTTGACCTTGACCTTGACCTTGACCTTGACCTTGACCTTGATTTTGATTTTGATTTTGATTTTGATCTTGATTTTGATTTTGATTTTGATTTTGATTTTGACCTTGATTTTCTTCCACCAGCTGAAAGAACTGTTGAAGCATCTTCCGCCGGCGCCACGAGCGGAACCTCCAATGGACGAACAACGGGCGGGATGGGCTGACTCGGAGACTGTGCTAGGGTTTGGGGGATGGGCTGACTCGGAGACTGTGCTAGGGTTTGGGGGATGGGCTGACTCGGAGACTGTGCTAGGGTTTGGGGGGGGATGGGCTCTTGGTTGGTTTTCTTGTCATCCCCAAATAAATTTAGTCCAAAAAACCCGCCAGATTTTGATTTTGATTTTGATTTATTTTTCATAATGTTTATATATTATGTTAAACATTATATTTATTTTGTTGAATTATTTTGTTGAATTATTTTAGTCGCTTAATTTTACACGTTTGAAAAGTTCAAATGCAAATAAGGCACCTCCAATTTGTGAAAGAATGTACGGCAATAGTTCACTAGAAGGGAGTTTTCCAGTAGCAACCATCGCAACACACACAGCTGGATTTGAAAAACCTCCTGATATCATGCCTGAAACCATAATTACAATTGCGTACGCAGCCCCAATCGCCACTGCATTTCCTGTGGCTAATATTATATAAACAAGAAACAAGGTTCCTAGAAACTCAAGCAAATATTTATTCATATTTGTTATATCAACATATTATTATTTTGTTACATTTGTTTTTCTTAATCATGATAGTGTAATTACTCGTTTTTCTGTATTTTCTTTATTTTCATCTTTTTTGTCACTATTTTGATCGGGTGAAACATCCAATATTGATTCTTTTTGTTTTTCTGAGGACTCAACCTGCGTTGTGGAAGCATTTACTAAAGGGGGTTGTTTTTGTTGCATTTGTTGCATTTGTTGCATTTGTTGCATTTGTTGCATTTGTTGTTGCATTTGTTGCATTTGTTGCATTTGTTGCATTTGTTGCATTTGTTGCTGCATTTGTTGCATTTGCATTTGTTGCAGGCTTGGTTCATGAAAATTAGTTTCATATGATGATACATATTTGGGTGATGATGATTCATATTTTGGGGATGATGATTCATATTTGGGTGATAATGATTCATAGTTGGGTGATGATGATTCATACATGGGAGACGATGCTGCTGATATAATTGGAATGCCGGCTTGGGCTTGTTCATCTCTAATTTGTTGAACAGCAGCCGAAAAATTATTTGCAAACGGCATTTGTTTCAATAAGTCAATTACTGCTTGGGGTTTGATTGGTACCCCATCATTATAGTAAAGAATTTGTGAATTCCAGCCAATTGGATGTTGAGTTGGATGTCCTCCATTTTTTTGGACAGACCACATTTGTGTGGGAGCAGCATTTTCATCATACACAAGTGATTTATAAACTTCTTTTCCATCTTCAAAATTTACAAATAACCAACCGAGCGATTCAGCGAACTGGACTGGATTTGATTCATCCGGATGGGGTTCCAAAGCTGGACGGTTATCGTTACGCGTTTCTTTTAGTTTGATTGGTTTCAATTTTGAACCAAGCGCCGTCTTATTTTCATCCATTAAATCAGAAATTCCTAATTTGAATGTATTGTAAAAAGACATGGATGCAATTTGATCAATGTTATCTTCGGTTATAATGCGCATTTGAACATTCATTGTTTGTAATTCTTGCATTAATAACTTGAATGCATATGGAACACGCACAATGCTAAAACTCCTACCGAACTTTGTAACCTGGCTGCTGCTTAATTTGTTGTTGTCTGTTTCATTATCCAAATAAATAGGTCCGTCCACCATTGGACTAACAAATAAATTTTGAGAAGGATTGTAAATCGCAATCATTCCAGATGTATTGCAAATAGCGATTTGATAATCGTCTCCGCGTTCCATCATTGATTGTTTTAAAAAAAATGAGGCCCCATGCGCAACAATGCCATCACGTTCCATCTCTCCAATTCGCAATCCACCATCATTGGCGCGTCCTTGAACCGTTTGTCTTGTAAGAACGGTGCGTGGTCCACGGGTGCGGTAGTTGATTTTGTCCTTTACCATGTGTTTAAGTCGCATGTAATATGTTGGACCTATATATATTTTACTCTCCATGCATTCACCAGTCATTCCATTGTATAAAAATTGAGTTCCACTTGAATGATATCCTAGTTCGGTAAGCATTCGTCCAAACACTTCATGTTTTGGGCCGTCCTGGTTCACAAACGCAGTACAATCACCGAATGCTCCCTGCATAACACATGCTTTTCCAGTAAGGGTCTCCACCAACTGACCAAGCGTCATGCGTGTGGGAAGTGCATGTGGATTTATGATCAAATCTGGGCGAACGCCATCATCGGTAAAGGGCATGTCTGGTTCAGAAATAATAAGACCGACGGTTCCTTTTTGACCGGCACGTGAACAAAATTTGTCACCAATGCCTGGCACGCGTTCTTCCCGTATACGAACTTTGGCCAATCTTTTTCCAGAAGCTTCATTCGTAATGAAAGTGCGATCAACCACACCAAGTTGTCCCTTTTTTGGAAAAATGCTGTCATCTATTTGCAGTTCTTCCCCCACAACATGTTGTTCGGTGACTCGGCCGATGATGGCTTTTTTATCATCCACTATTTCATTTTCTTTGATGAGTCCGTGTGGATCAAGTGAACTGTAATCACCTCCAGGTTTCAAACCACGAATAGTGGGAATAGATTGCACATTGGCAATGCGTTTTTCATATGTGGCTTCTTCTTCTTCATGGGTTTCATACATATTGTAATAAGTGGTTCTAAACAATCCTCGTTGAATTGAACCTTCATTGAAAAGAATGGAATCTTCAACGTTGTATCCGTTGTAACACATGATTGCAACAATTGCATTTTCTCCATAAGGATGTTCTTCTTTGTTAATGTATTTCATATATCTAGTTTTTACAACTGGTATTTGTCCATAATTAAGAACCACTCCCATTTTATCAATTCTCGAGTGAAAATTGGAGGAATAAATTGAAACGGCTTGTTTTCCTTGTCCGCATGAAAATGTGTTCCGCGAACACGGGTTATTTTCTGGGTAAACGATTAGATTCCCCATGACACCGAAAATGAGAGAAGGGTGAATTTCAATGTGGGTTGTTTTTCCCATAATAATGTTTGCCGGAAAGGTTGCAATTAATGCGCCTTCTGATTCATTTGTGTCTATATATTCAACGAGAGATTGACTTTCTTCAAGGTCCTTAATGTCGGAGGCGCCTGAATACAATTCATTCAATTGATATACCCGATTTGAATCAACCTCCGTTATTTTTTTTGCAAATCCGGTAATAATTTTGTTCCACAAATTTGGTTGATTGCTATTAATTAGTTCAACTACTTCTGATCTGGCATAACTGGGTTTTTTTTTCAATTTATCAAAGTAAAAAATCGGACGACAGAGGCGTCCTCCATCTGTGAAAACTTGAATCTCTCCATTTGCAATGTCCCACTGTATGCTTGTGTGAATGGGTATCAAAGCATTCCGACGGTACAGCAAAAATGTTTGAAATACTTTTTCAGGATTATTGAGGCCACCAACCCATGATCCATTCACAAAAACTTTAGTGAGTTGACTCAAATAGAGAGGGCTGCATTCTTCTAAAAGTTGCATATGAACCACATTACGAAACCATTTTATAATCGGGTATGAGGAGCATGATTTGGTTATGTGTGTAGCCATTGCGAGATGTTTGTGAAGACCTATGTTGCTACCATCTGGACTATCCGCGGGATCAATCACTCCCCATTGGGATCCGTGCAAGTGACGTGGTCCCGACACTTTAGCGCTAGCATCCATTGGCAAATTAACCTTACGAAGGTGTGAAATGAATGAGTTGTATGACAACCGATTCAAATCTTGTACAACTCCTTCAATTTCAGTTCCATCTGTTGCACCAATTGTTCCCTTGTACAGTTTAGATTTGTCTTCTGTTTGAATGGTTGCACCCCATTTACCCTTGAATGATTTTTTGAATCCGGTTTCAATTATTTTTTCACCAAAAATTTCATAGTAATTTTCGGTTGTAATTGCTTGCGTTATTTGAATTCCAATAAATTCGTTGCGATCCCGTCCGTATTTTATTTTTTTGTCCAATTTAAGGCGCACATTATCAATATATGAGTTGTAATAAGTACGAAATAACTGAAACATGAGATAACCCGTGACATCAACGCGTTTGTACTTGAAACTGTCCCGATCCGTTGGATGTTCTGCATTGATTGATACGCGAATCAATTTATAAACCATGTAACCAATGAAATACGATTTAGCTTCAAAGTTAAGTTCTCCAATCTGTGGCAAAAAATAATTCATCAAAATGTTTTGAACCTGAGCAACCGTTTTTTCTTTAGTAAACGTTGCAATATATTTCAATGCGATTGACTGCGTAAATATTTCACATGCATCATGCACCGATGGAATAAACAAATCTACAAGATGAGACTGTTTTTCTAAATTCAACAAGCAACGTTCTATAATGTCATGGTCGCTCAGAACTCCTAGTGCGCGCATAACAATAAATAAGGGAATCGGTTTACGCACGTTTGGGATGTCAACAACAATTTGAAGGTTGCTGTACTTTGCGTCCGGTGCGACCATTTTTACAGCCATTTTGCGCTCTGGTTTTGACGGGTCTTCTGATACCGTTCTTATTTCAGCCGTGTATTTGTAAACTGCATCGGGATCATCCGCATGTGAGCGCACATAAATCATGTTATCTGCAAATTTTTCTTGAGAAACTATGCACTTTTCTTTTCCATCCACAATAAAGTATCCACCGTAGTCATTACGACACTCTCCTGCATAAAAACGAGCATCAGTTGTCAATTTATTTAAAATGCAAACATTTGAATGCAACATAATTGGCAAACGCCCCAGATTCAACTGTTTCAGTTCAACCGTTTCAACAAGGTTTTCTTTTTTAACGGGATCATAGATGCGGTACTTCACAACCACATCACAATGCACCGTCATGCCATACGTCATATTTCTTAATCGTGCTTCATTGGGATACATAAAATGTGCATATGAACTTTGATTTTCAGCGACATCATCATAAATGATTGGTTTGCTGAAAAATACACTATTTCCATTCAATCCACCAAAATAAATTTCAATCACGGACAAATATTCTCCATCTTTGTTTTCATCCTTTTCTAAAATAATTGGATTTCGGTCTTTCAAAATTCGGGAAATCCCGTTGCTTAAAAAATCGTTGTAAGAGTCTAAATGATGACTAACCAAGACATTCGGGTTGTCTTTGAAATAAATATCAATTACGTTCCAACATAAGTCATCTAACACTTTTTTGTCTAATCCAATGTTGGGCTTTTTATGTGATTGCATTTGTTTGTTTATAAACTATTTATTATTTATGTTTATTATTTGTTTTATGAATAAACATAACATACATAAACTGAGTTTCAAGGGAATTGGTCTAGTATCGCAACCCCTGGCATGAGTTTTTCAAGGCTTTGAGATGAAACCATTAACAACCCGATTATTACAAAAAATAGCACAATTGGAAAAATGACAATAAACCAAGAAATAGAAGAATACCCGGTACGACACATTAAGTGCAATATCCAGGTCCAAAACAAGATATACATCACTTCGCTGAAAATAAAAAATTTAGTGTTTGGAACATAACACGCAAAATTTCCCATGCAGTACACATTTTCTAGTCCATAATTTTGATAAAGCACTGTGATGATTATAAAAAAAGAGATTATAAAATACACAATGGCTGGTTTACATAAGTTACGAAAATCTCCTAAAATTCGTTTCAACAACATATTTTTGATTATGATTATACATATTTACAATATTAATTATTTTTTGAATTGCATGTTCATCAACGGATAATATCCAAGTGAAACACGGTTGACTCCATTATTTTTTACAATGTCGTATGATTCGTATTTCAATTGATTAGGATTCTGATTCGTTTCAAACCATTTCACATTTATGTATTCGTTATCAAATTCGTAACTCAAATGTGTTATAGTTGTATAACTTTCGCGACTCGCACGATACATTGAATCAGACATCTCTTTTTTGTTAATCATTTTTATGATACCATCCACAAATTGTAGAATGGAACGATGGCCGCTTGGAAAAAAATTAGAACGATCAATGAACAATTTTGCATCAATTACTCTTTGATTAAAACAATTATCTTCATTTCCCCAAGCCCAGTAATTTGGAAATCCTCCACAGCGTTCAAAATCTCCGGCCTTAATAGACACTATCCCTCCTAACGTATGAGTATACCCGTAAAAATGTTTAACAACCCCCTTTTGTGTTTCGTAATTCAATATTCCTTTTTTGTATGGGAAATTATCAACATCGTGAAAAACTAGTGTTATATTTTTGTAATCCGATGGATACAAATTCCGTATTGCTAAAAATCCAATATTTTTCATTGCACCGCGATTAAATGGACGTGTATCACATTGGTGTACAAAATATATTTTGTATTTTTCATTTGGAATATCTTCTAACAAATACTTCATAAACACTTGAAAAAAATTTTTATGTTCTTCACGATTTCTATAAGGAACAATGAATACTATTTCAGGAATTGAAATTTCCATACAATTTTTTTATATATTTATTTGTAAATTAATTGGATGTTATGACCGAATATTTTTGAATAATTGATGGTGGAATCAATTTTGATTTCATTGACTCCAATTTTTTGAAACACTTGTTTATTGTGACTTCACTTATTTGACTTATCCTATTTACATCTTTTTTGGTTATGTTCAAATTGCACGCTTGAGAAACAAAATATATAATTCCAGCAGCTATTGCATGCGGAGTATTTTCTGGAATCATGTTGTCGTCTTCAATACGAATCGCCACAAAAAGACACAACTTAGTAAGTTCTAAATTCAAATTGAGTGGACTGCAATATCTTTCTATAAATGCATTTGGTTGGGTTTTTTCAAATTTTGTTTTTTCTGAATTTTTCAAATTGCACTCCAGTTCGTTTATTATGGACAATGCATTTTTGCACCCTTTTGTTGCGCTTTTGTTATTCAGATGAAATATGGTTGCAATTTCTTTTGGGGTTCGTGGACAATCGTTCATTCTGCATGATATGTAGATTGAAGCAGAAATTATGCCATCTCTATTTTCTCCACGAAATGTTTTGTGTTCTGAAATTTTTTTATGATATCGCAAAGCGCAATCTATTATCATTTTTGGAATCCCTGCATTGGATGCAGTGCACTTAATTCGTTCAAATTCATCATACAATGCTTTTTCACTGTAAGGCATTGACTGCCATTCAGTGTACCGTCTTATTTTTCGCATTTCATAACTGGAAGATCCTTCACTCAAAACTTTACATCCATAAGAGGATTCCACCAGCAATGGATTCACTGGCATTCCACAACGGGTTGGGTCTGTAACTTGGTTATCATCAGCGCCATAGTATCTCCATTCCGCGGAATAATCTAATGAATCTTTGTAAATTATACTGCATGATGGATTGGTGCAAGTTGCAAACCCCTCTTCTGTTATTACAAGAATTGAATTACACGAATCACATATTTCTCTTGACCCAGATTGATATACACACTCTATCTCTGTTACCGGTTCAGGGTGGTCATCCATCAATGTCTTCAACCGATTCAAAAGTTCATTTTTGTTATTCGTTTTTTTCAATTTCTGGGTGGTATTGTGCATAAAAAACTAGATCTACCATTATTGTTCAATTAACCATTTAATTCAATTTTTATTAAAACAATATTATTTTTAATTTTCATATGTATTATCAAATTCACTACGATCACATTCTATGGTGCAGTTGTTGCGATATAATGCCCGAAAATCACGACTTTTGCGACATAAGTCTATGTTTTCATTCAACATGTAATAACAACGAAGTGTAACAATTGTGTCTATCTTTGAATTGTGGACATTTTTTGGAACACGGTCAAATAAGTGTTTATGCAACTCCAATAATTTGGGCCACTTGTACCCACTGAATCCGTTCGGTGAGTTAAGTTTACAAACATTGGTTCCATTTCGCATTGTGCAATATGGTGATGGAAATGGGAACACTGAGAATTGATTCCGACGCAATTCAAGTAAAATCATGGCCATGTCAAATTCATGGTTGTGTGCAACCGTTTTTCCACATTTTGAAAGTGCAATTTTGAAATCAAATAATGCAACTCTAATGTCAATCCCGCGGGTCAATGAAATCTCACGGGTTATTCCGTGGATTTGTGTTGATTCGGGGGACATGGGTATGTGAGTCCCCAATGAAATTATAACATCGGTAAACTCTTCCACTGTCTCAGTTGTTTCATTGTATATCATGTAACTGAGTTGAACAATATGGGGCAGGGTTGTTGGATCGCATGATACATGATTTTTGGGAAGAAGTCCAGTTGTTTCTGTGTCAAATATAAGTACTCTCATGTTCTGATTGAAGTGGCGTGATAGATATAATTTGCAACTCAATCAATTCAATTTTTTCCAATAAAATTTATATTAAGATAATATAAATGATACTAACTAAAACCCATTTGTTTGTTATCCTTTTATTGACCTTGGTGTTTTGTTCATTCTTAGGAAACTGCACTAATTTAGAAGGATATGACGTTAAATCATGGAGACAAAACCGTGAAACCGGTAACACCACCAATAAATACAATTATTCAAAACTTTATGATGAAAGTACATATTCAAACTATTTAAATGATTTGGGTCAGGCTGAACGAGAAGCATGGTGGTCACAGAAGTTGAGTGATCCAAACAACATTCATTTGAAAAAAAAAGAAAAAAACCATTTGCCTGAAAATCACAATATGTATGTTTTAAAATCAAAAATAGTTCCACCGGTTTGTCCAGCATGTCCTGCTGTTGTGAATTGCAATAAAAAAGCAGACAAATGCCCGCCATGCCCTCCATGTGCCCGTTGTCCAGAACCAGCGTTTGAATGTAAAAAAGTTCCAAATTATAACAGTGTAAACAATGAAATATTACCAGTTCCATTATTGAACAGTTTTTCACAATTTGGGTTGTAAAATTTAATTATTATCAATAAACAGTTTTAAGAGATCACGATCAACTTTTGATTCATACTCAATGTTTTTATTGTTTTTTGTAAAAATTACAGTTGGATATCCCGTAACCTTGAACTCATTCACGAGTGATTCATGCTTTGGATCTTCTGCATTAATCACTTCAAACACCAATTTATGACCATTTACTATTTTGCCATCATACTCTCTTCGTACTTCTTCAAATACGGGTGCCGCCTTCTTGCAGTGTGGACACCAGTCAACCGAAAACATGCGTAATGTTGCAACCGGAACCACAGGAGCTCCTGAATTGGGTTCATTTGAATATCCTTCATAGTATGAGAAGTTATTATTTCCATTAGTGTATCTTTTGTACACTTTTACTGAAAGAACTACAAAAAAAATCACAATGAAAAAGTAACCAATCACTTTTTTGTTATTCGCTAACCATTCAACCATTTTTTTGAAATTTTCCATGTTGGGTTTTAATATTATTTGCAAATATTAAAAAAATTTATTTACAACGATTTTGTAATAAAAACGTTTTTGCAAATGATTCCCCATCTTCAATCCATGCTAAACGTTGTGTTTCATCAGACAATATTGAAAACCATTCTGAAGGGTTCATGTTGGGTTTTACTTTACAAACAACTTCATTCGGAATTGAATCACTCAATGAATTATTAACTACACGAATCAGCTTCATGTTTATAAAATGAAGGTAACTAATAAGTGATGAATTTTCAGTTATGCCTTCATTTTCGCTCCAATAATTTCTTATTCCAAGCACTTCATCAACGCTGCAGTTTGTCTCAGTTAAACACTCGCGCAAAGGGTAATTACAAATCACCCCCCCATCTACATAACAATGATTATTTTTTATGATGGGTGGAAATAATATTGGAACACATGCGCTCATTTTGATCGCATCCATCAAACACATATCAGGATGAGTGATATGAGAGAGAGATATTTTTTTAAATTCGTTCAATTCAAGTGTAAATATATTAAGAGTTATGCCAGAATATTTATAAAAATCCAGCATTGTTATTGAAAGTGATAAATCGTTTGACTCTAATAAAGGTTTCATAATGTCATCCAACATTTTGAGTTGGGCAATCCCTTTGCATGAAAACAGTTGAAACATTTCAAAGGAGTCAACCATCACTTTTTCCCAAGGTCTTTTGATCAAATAATCATCTATTGTTTTCCAGTCGTGCTTCAAACAAATAATTACTGCAAGAATTGCACCAATTGAGGTACCATATATTGTTTCTATTTCTTCAAATTTCAAATACTTTTCTTGGAATAAGCATTTTATAACCCCGTATGACAATAACCCGGTTGGACCTCCTCCTGATATAACAATGTGTTTAATTACCATGGTTATAATTTCATAACCCATGCATAAATTTATATTATTTTTTGGTTATTATAGAAAAATAAATATCTAAACGGGTGTTAAAACATGGACAACATTTTTTCAACTAAATATCAATTCAACAAAGAAAGTATTGAAAAAATAAATTTGGATGAATTGTACGAATCTAAAAAACAAGAGGATTTAGCAAAACTGTACATATTCAACCGCATATTATCAAGAATTCATGATAAAATAAAAGTCGCGGCTCGTCAAAAAAACAATCAACAATTTTGTTGGTATTTAATTCCAGAAATGATGTTGGGTGTTCCAAATTATGATAAAAATGCATGCATAACTTTTGTCATTTCAAAATTAGAAGAAAATGAATTCATAGTAAGATACACTGACCCAAATTTATTATTAATTTCATGGAAACACTACATTCCAAATTATATAAGAAACGAAATTAAAAAAAAAACAGGCAACATCATTGACAAATTTGGAAACTATGTATCAGAAGATTCTCTCCCAGCAGAAGAAGCCACCACCAATGATGTCAACTCTATTATTTTCAACAAACCAGCTGCAACTTCAACCACAGTCGCAAAAAAAACAAATTCTGAGTATAAATCTATTTCTTCATACAAACCAACCGGTAATTTGATATACAGTCAAGAGCTCTTAAAAAAAATTGAAGAAAAGGTTTAATAATTATCATCCGTATCCAGTTTCTTTATTAATTCATCATACACCTGTTCTTCTACTGCTGCTTCAATTATTTGAACACATCGCAATGTTTCTAAGGTTTCTTTACGTTGAAAAATATCATTTGCACGCTGTTCATATGATGCCAACGACGATTCATTCAATTCAGGATGAATGCAAGACATCGACGAAGTCAATAAATGGTTCAATATTTCGTTCAACACTTTTTCGTTATTCTCTCGCTTCTGCATTTTTTTTTCTTTTTGCATCTCATATAACTCTTTGAACTTTTTGTGCGTGATATGTTTCTCTGCAAACAATAAATCATCATTTTCACCCACCGTTTTTAAATATTCATTTATGGCTTTTACCAATGTAACTATTCGTGTATAAAATACAATCAGTTCATGACACTTGCTTCTAAACAATGTTTCAAATAAAGAAGAATTGTCATTTAAATAATACATATTTGAAATTGAGTTCAACTCTTTTTGAATTATTTCGGCTTTTGAATTTATGCCGTTTTTTATACGAACGTGTATTTGTATTGGGTTTGAATGCGTCATCAACTCCGTTTCAATCAACGGTTTTAATTCTTTCTGTTTTAGAGTAAACAGTTTGTCTGTTATATTTTGTTCAAATTCATGTAAATTCATATTATTCATTCTGGTTACATTCAGTTGTTATTTTTTTTTATTTATTCAAATGTGACATTCTTCTAAATTGCATTTTGGCAAAAAGGTTTCGTGGTTTATGAATTTGGACATAGTTTATTGTCCATTTTCATTTTTTTTTTTACTTTTGTGAAAAGTTTTTTTCAAAAATAACATTTTTTTTTTACATCCGAAATGAACAATTATCACATGCAAAATGCATTGAAGTTATAATTTTGAAAAAAAACATCATTTTTGCCCCCACTCAAAAAAAAAGAAAATTATTGCTCAGTGTTTGAAAAATGCCTATTTTGGTTTTATTAAAATAAAACAAAAAATAGTCAATGTGGCATTATTTTTTTGAAAACAAAAAAATGGCACGAGAATGCTTTCAAAATATTGTTAAAAAAAATGCCTATTTTTGGTTTTATTTAAAATAAAACAAAAAATAGTCAGTGTGGAATTGTTTTTTTTGAAAATAAAAAACGTCACGAGAATGCTTTCAAAATATTGTTAAAAAAAATGCCTATTTTTGGTTTTATTAAAATAAAACCAAAATAGGCAAAACACAATTAAACAAATAAACTTATTATATTACAATTATAAAATGGTATCAAGTGATTTAATATGTGTTGTATGTAATTATTCTTGTACAAAAAAAAGTCACATGAAACAACACCATGAAACCGAAAAACACAAAAAAAAAATGAATGAATTGTCACAAGTGGCCCAACCCAAACAATGTATTTGTGGAAAAGCATTTGCGTTGCGTTCGTCAATGTTCAACCATAAAAAAAAATGTAAAATGTTGCAATCAGAATGTTATGACAATAATAAAAAAAAAGAAGAAGAATTGATACATGTAAAAAGCATGTTGCAATTGTTGATCAAAGATCACACTACCCAGACAGAAATGCAACACAGCCTGATAACAAAAAATCAAGAAATGTTGAAAGAAGTAACAAATCAAAACAAATTATTAATTGAAACGATTCAAGAACTCACTCCCAAAATTGGAAATGGTAATACAACTATGAATGCTCAGTTCAATGTAAATTTGTTTTTGAACAATGAGTGCAAGGATGCAATACGACTAAGTGATTTTGTCAAATCTCTCAAAATAACCTTGAAGGATTTAGAATACACAAAAATGAATGGAATAGTGGAAGGGATAAGTTCCATTATTTTGAATAATTTGAAGGGGATGGATGTTCACAAGCGTCCGATACATTGCACCGATTTGAAAAGAGAGACAATGTACATAAAAACAGATGAATGGATAAAGGATGATAATAATACTCATGTTAAAAAATTTATTTATATAGCGTCTTGTTATCAAACCAGGATAATTCAGGAATGGATGGATGCGAATCCTGGTTGGGAAATGGAAGAAAAAATGCACATTGAATATCAAACAATATGTAAAGAGTTGTACAAGAACATAGAGAGTGATGATAATGCACATAAAAAGATAATCAAGGCATTGGTTAAGGAAGTTCACATTTCGAGAAATGCCGTATGATTTAGTGCGTTGAAATCAAAAAAAAATTAATTTGTTTATTATGCTATAGAACCTCAAGTAATGGGTCAATTAGTTTCTCGCGAAGAAGATCAAACGGTGAAAGAAGATAACGAAATAGACGAACCTGCTCTGGAAGAACTACCAAAAAAAAAACAAAGAACGAGTGGACGTTCAAAAAAAGTACGAATGTCACTTCAAACCAAAAGTCGCAAAAGAAAAGAAAATAGCTGAATAAAAAATAAATAAAAAAATTGATTTAAAATTTATGTTGTCATATAGTAACAACACAAATGATAATACCTGTGAAATGTTTCACGTGCGGCAATGTCCTTGCAGACAAGTATCTGTATTATTTGCAGGAAGTACGCAAAAAAAAACTGGCTAGAGGAATGGATCCTGAAAAGGTGACTTATTTAACAAAGGAATACATTGATGAAAAAACAGGGATGAGCAAGATGATTGACAAGGCACCTGAAGGGGAAGTTATGGATCAATTGAAACTGAAAAAAATGTGTTGCAGAAGGCACTTTTTGACACATGTTGATCTAGATTGAAGTTTTGAATGTTTACTGTATTATTTTTTCATTGGGTAAGCGTTATGCGAAAATATAATATTTGGATACTGTATATTTATTATATGCAACCATCACTGTATTTTTCAAGCAAAATGGGAGCAGTGGCTGGGTGTGGTGGTTCAAATCCAAGGTATGTCATGAAACACGGTGGAAAACCTATGCTCAAATCCCGCAAACGAAGGGTTACGCGCAATTCAAGATACAAAAAGGCATCTTATAAACGAATGAGAGGTGGTAATTATTATGGTTCTTATAGGTATGGATTAAGTAAAAATGAACTCACTCCTGCAAAAAGTGCATTGGCGAACCCTTTGCCATTTGAATCACAAAAAACGTGTTGACATAGAGTTTATATGTAATATATTATTATTTTTTATAACAATATATTAAAACTGATACTTCTAACTAGCAATGACATGTACCTCACCCATTGACATAAACACAACAGATAAGTCAGTTAAATCAATAACTGGAACCTTCAGTTATAAATATGATGTAAACTTGTTGAACCAATCCACGATAAACACATCAATGGATAATAAGTATATTTATGTTAATATAACTAGCTCAAGCAATAGTTCAAATGTTACATTTTATGACACTGGCTCTTATAGACCATATGAATTGAGAATATATAAACCATCATTACACAAATACAATGGAGAACATGCATATGCAGAATTATTGATAATTCACATTGGCAACAATTCGTCTAACGGGCTTGTAATCAGTGTTCCGATTTCTATGGAGAATGTGAACCAGAATGCTAGTTTGAGTTCACTCGTAACCCTTGCAAATTCTGGAAACAGGAATATAAGCAATACTGTGGATGTGAATACATTTTTTCCATCAAGTAATTTTTATGTCTACAACGGTAGTTTGCCTTATGGGTCATGTGGTGGGAATTATTACTATGCAGTGTATACTACACCAATCTCAATTTCAAGTGAAATCAAGCTAGCTCCCAGTGAAATAAAAACAGTACCATTTTCTGGGTTGTTACAAAAGAGCAGGACCGTTGCAAACACAACATACAAGGACGATTACATAGTGGTTGAATTTTTGCCAACTGATTGTGAGGAAGAATCATCATCAGCATCCAAGACGGAAAGTTCTTCCAAAAAAAAAGCGAATATGAAAAGAAAAATGGTTGGAATGCATGTATTATTGGGAATCATGATTGCAATTTTTCTTTGGTTTATTTTTCAAGTAATAATGCATTTGAATACTCGCCAATCCGTAAGGGGAATAGAATTAAATCAAATAAGTATTAAGTGAGCCCTCTTTTTCTAGAGGAGAAAATGAAGATTCATTTAATATTGAATCTGAAAATGGTGCACGAATGTTAACCATTTCTTCTTCCAATGTTTTTTCAATTTCATTCATTTTATTCAGCGAATGCATTTTATTTTTTTCACTCGGAATGTAGTTTTCAATTGCAAAAGAAACATGGGACGAGCGTTTAATCAAGACGTATGCTGCAAACAAAACTAAAATTCCAGTAAGAACATTTGAATGAAAGAATGTGGATACTGCAACTACAAAAATTACAACATTTCCTAAAGGGTTATTGATGTACGGAATCATTTTTTCAGGTGTGGGCACATTCAAAACAATGTACAAGATTATAATAATGATGAGTGGTAATTCATGTGATTTTTTTGAAAAACTTAGAAAAGAATTCATTGGTACGGTACAAATTGACGTATAATAATTGTATATATTTATAATTATTTCAACATAATAAATTCAAAAAATTGAATATAAATACTTCAATTATAATTGAAATATCTGTTCTCTATTGTCCTATTGTCCTATTGTCTATGACGTATTTAAGTTCACGCGGATATGTAATTTTGAAGGACGACTTGGACGAAACCGAACGAAAATACATACGAGAACAATTAACCATTCGGCCATTTGTTCCTAAAGCTCCAGTTCAACCTAAACCATACCCAATTTATCGCGAATCTTCAACAAAAATATACATTCCAAGATATTTTGGAATTGATTTGTATGGTGAACCCAAAGTAACTAAAATTGGCTCAGGCGAAACAATTGGTCTGGATTTTAAAGGAGAATTGAGAGATTATCAAGTTCAAATTGTGGATAAATATTTGACACATGTTGCAAAAGGAGGTGGCGGGTTGCTGGATGTTGATCCAGGAAAAGGAAAAACAGTGATGGCATTGAGCATAATTTCAAAGTTGAGAAAAAAAACATTAGTTGTTGTTCACAAATCATTTCTGCTGAATCAGTGGATGGAACGGATAGAACAGTTTTTGCCAGGGGCACGAGTAGGACGAATTCAAGGACCAACTACGGATGTTGAAGACAAAGACATTGTAATTGGTATGCTTCAATCGTTGTCAATGAAAGATTATGCACCAACCACTTTTGATTCATTTGGATTGACAGTTTTTGATGAAGTGCATCACATGGGTGCTGAAGTATTTTGTCAATGTATGATAAAGTTCACAACAATGTATACACTTGGACTCTCTGGCACCATGCAACGAAAAGATGGCTTAACTAAAGTGTTCAAAATGTTCCTTGGAAATGTTGTTCACAAGGAAAAAGCTAAATCCGAACATAATGTTTTGGTAAAAGCGATTAACTACAAGGTAGATGACGCGGAATACAACGAAACCGAATATGATTATCGTGGGAATCCAATGTTCAGTAGAATGATTTCCAGATTATGCTCTTACAATGCACGAAGCGAATTCATTTTGCGTGTATTGGAGAGAGAATATTCAATTGATCCAACCCAGCAAATAATGATTCTTGCCCACAATAAAACTCTTATTGTGTACTTGCACACGGCGATTCAACATCGTGGAATAGCCAATGGCTCTGTTGGATATTACATTGGTGGTATGAAAGAGGCGGATTTGAAAGAAAGCGAGTCTCGTAAAATTATAATAGCCACGTACGCCATGGCATCTGAAGGGTTAGACATAAAAACGCTGACCACCTTAATTATGGCATCTCCCAAAACGGATGTGTGTCAATCAATTGGCCGCATATTGCGCGTAAAACATGGAAATCCGGTTGTGATTGACATTGTAGATCAACAAGACATATTCAAACACCAGTGGCACAAAAGGAGAGACTACTACATCAAACAAAACTATGATATTATTTGCATTGATAATCATTCATATGATTCAACAAATCCAGAATGGATAAAAGATCATGACTCAAAGAAAGAGAAAATCAAAAAAACAGAACCGAAAGGATGGATTGGCCTTCCCACAAATTTTTGAATTTTATTAAAAAAAAATATAAAAATATGTCTTTCTGTTATATATACACTAAATATCATGACGTCCCAATTGAAATGTTTGAAAGATAAAGTTGAAAGTTTAAACCAGCACCATCAAATTCAAATTTTGAAAATTATAAACAGCAACAATGTGCTTTGTAGTGAAAACAAAAATGGAACATTTGTAAACTTAACAAGTATGAATGAAATAGCCATCTCAAAAATAGAAAGTTATTTGAAATATGTTGAAGAACAGGAAACTCAATTGAAGGTTATTGAAAATCAGAAAACAGAATTGGCTAAACAATATTTTAAATAAGTTCTCCAATTACCGAAACGTGTTTGTCATTTAATTCAAACCGTCTAGCAATTACTTTTATTTGCACAGCGTCTCCCGGTTTTATTGCATCCATTTTTTTGTTCTTGGTTTCATCCATTTCTCTTGATATATATGCAACTAATGGAGATGGCGAAATAGGAGCATGACAACGAATCCCTGCTTGGGTAACCGTTATTGCAACACAAGATAATTTGTCCCCTTCATTCGGACAACAAATCATGCACTTGATATCCAAATTGAAAATAATGTTTGCGCCAGAACACACCCCAACGGAGTGTGATTTCACTTCACATGATTCTGACTTGACATACCCTTGCGGAATGCACCTGTTACATATTTCATTCGAAATGTGGGATCTTAGCAAATCAGTCAACTCATCGCTTGTTACTATATTGTTCAAACTGTTTAAAGGCAACCGAACAATCCGTTTTATCTCAGCGGTCTCGTAAAAATCTGAAGTTGTTGCTGACATCTCTCTTATTTTCTTAAAATGCATGTAATTTTAATTCAATTTTTTCATAATATTTTTTACTTATTAAATTAAAAATTGAATTTGAAATTCAAATGTTTATTGTTTGTTTATGATTTACTTGGTAAATAATGAACGGTTTGAAAGAATGTCAATGTGATGAGCGAGCAGACTCAGTGGCGCCAGTGGTTGAAGAGAGTGGTGAAGAAGAAAATGATGTGTGTGCGATTTGCCTGGAAAAAACCAGTCGTAACCGGACTCATAATTATGTGTCTTTGCCATGTGGTCACCCATTCCATTTCACATGTATTTTACAAAACATGTCAATTGGCGGTGAAAATTGTGACCAATGTCCATTGTGCCGAAGAATAATTTTGGAAGAAGATGCTGATGAAAATCAAATTCAAAACATTGCAATAAGGTTGAATGCAGAACGTCAAATCCGTATCCAGCGAGAGCAGCAAATGATAGCGCAGTTGGAATATGAATCGCGTAGTTACAGATTGAATGCTCGCATCGGAGATATAGTTACAAATGGAGCGAACAATAACATCACACTTCATTCAGGTGCAGCGATTCACATGGAAAGACAAATCCGAAGCATATGCATAAATTTTGCGGAGTATTGTCGCAACAACTGGATGAATCAAGAAAATCAAGAAAATCAAGAAAATATAATTAATTTTATCAATAATTATTAATTTCCACATTGATTTGTTAAACATGATAATAAAAGTGGTTTATAATGAAGTGTCGTAGTAATTCTTATTAACCGCTTTTTCTTTTTTGAATCGGGTATAAACAGATCCATCATAAACATATTTTGGATTACAGTTGGATGGTTGAAATGATGTTTTAGAATAATTCAGTCGTCCTAAATAGTCTCCAGCATTGTTTACTAATCGGAATGGTGTTCCTGCCGGTTTTATTTCGTTTTTCGCAGAAGCATATTGTCCGTTCCAAGCTTTTCTTAATACAAGTCGGGTTAAAGATCGTTGATTGCCGCCTTCTACTTGGCCAGTAAGATGTGTGAACTTATTCATTCAATACTTTTATTATAATGACTATATTAAAAAAAATATAAATCAATTAATTTCATTTTGAAAATCAATAAAACTATTGAGTGAGAATGCGAGGTGCAATGTTCATGGTTTGTAATTCTTGAAATAACAATTTGCAAGCATAAGGAATTTCCACACATGAAAATTCAGTACGGTTATCACACATGTTGCAACAATGTATTCCAATTTTATCATTGACGACTGCAATCATGCCGCACCGTTTGCAAATATTCACTTGATATTTGTCAGAAGAGTCATACATTCTTCCACGAGTAAAGCGAGACGCACCATGAGCCACCATGCTGTCGCGTTCCATTTCACCAAAACGATGTCCTCCATCACGGCTTCTTCCTTCAGCTGGTTGTCGGGTCAAATTTACCATTGGTCCAATTGAACGGCTATGTTGTTTATCATTAACCATGTGTTTCAGTCTTTGATAAAATGCGGGTCCAATGAAAATGCTGGATTCCATTTGTTCACCGGTAAAGCCATTATACAACAACTGGTTACCATTGCATTCATATCCAATTTTCAATAATTCATTACGAATGGTTTCAATATTCAGTTCACCAAATGAAGTGCCATCACCAAATAATCCAAGCTCTACAAGGAGAAGACCCAAAATTGTTTCTTTCAATTGGCCGATTGTCATGCGAGAAGGTATTGCATGTGGATTAATTATGATGTCAGGACGAATGCCATCACAAGTGAATGGCATGTCACATTCTGCTATTATGTTTCCTAAGGTTCCTTTTTGTCCATGTCTTGAACTAAATTTGTCTCCTATAACTGGTTTACGAAGAGTACGCACTTTGACTTTGCATATTTGGTAGCCTTCCCCATTGCGTTCTAGGAGGTTACGATCAACATATGATTCTTCATTTGTCCGGTAAGATCGGCTTTGGTCTTCATATTTCATGATTTTGGTTGGATCATTACGATTGATTGGAACGACTTTTGCAATAATTACATCCCGATTTTCCACAAGAGAATTCTCAGGCATAACTCCCTTCGCATTTACTTTTTCATAGTTTCCAAATTTCAATCCTTTTGTTTTTGTTGGATCCGGTTTACAACGAATTTCTTCGTCTCCGTTAATTTTTTTGTCTTCATCTTTCTCGGTGTGATATATGGTAGTTTGAAACAAACCGCGATCAATTGAACCTTTGTTCATCAAAACACTGTCTTCTTGATTGTATCCAGTGTGAGTCATGATTGCGACAATGACTGGACAACCAGATGGAATTTTGTCAAGCTTTATCATTCCCATCACTCTTGTATCAACAAGTGGACGTGCTGGATATGTCATAACATAAGCAGTTTTATCCATTCTTTTTTGGAAATTCGTTACATATATTCCCATGGCTTGTTTTGCCATTGCAGATTGATATGTGTTTCGTGGAGATTGATTATGTTCTGGAAATGGAATGCATGATGCAATGATTCCAAATATTGTGCTGGGATGTATCTCACAATGAGTGTACTTATAATTGAAACCATCAGTTTTTGTGTACAGGTCAGACGGTTTCATGGCAATCATAGAGAAACTTTGTTCTTCTGGATCAAGATATTCTATGACCGCATTTGAAACACGCAAATCGGTTAGCAAGTCATCCCATGATATTTCATTTTTCCTTAATTTATAAATAATTTCTTTTGTAATGTAAAAACTTCCTGTTTTTTGATTTATCCGAAGTAGTGGACGGGTAAGTCTTCCTGCGTCTGTACAAATTCGTATTTCTTTCAGTCTGTAATTAAACACGATTGAAGTGTAAATGTTAATGATGCCTTTTGTTTTTTTGTCTTTCAAGTCTTCATAAAGGGTTTTTGCATCAATCGCATTTCCAATCCAAGCCCCATTCAGGAATACTTTTGCGTCTTCATTGGAGAGTTGAGAATGTTTTGCATTTTCAAGTTGAACAATTTGTGATAGAATTACTTCACGAATGTTGTCAGAATTGCTGATTGTTGTGATGTGCGTCATATAGCTGAGGTTTTTTACAACGCCGACACTGCCACCTTCAGGACTTTCAGCAGGACACAAGTATCCCCATGTAGTACCGTGTAATTTTCTTGGAGGAATTAATTTACCACTTTTGTCAATTGGAGTGTTTATCCTTCTCAAATGACTTAAACTAGAGATATAAGTTAGTCTGTTCAAAACTTGTGCAACTCCAACTTTGGCTGAACTGACATTTTTGATACCAAAATCTCCAGTGGATAATGCTTTTTTCAATCCATTTTCAATAGTGGATGATTTTATCATTTTATAAATGTTAGTTGAATTGATGATGCTTGCGTAATCATCACTTGATTTCCAAGAGCCAGTATTTATTTCACGAATGATTTGTTTTGTCATGTCCTTTACAACTTTATTGAAATAATTTCTAATTAAGTTGTTCAGTAACGCACCAGTCGTATCAATTCTTTTGTTGATGTATGAATCGCGATCATCTTGTTCGTTTGAAATGGTTGCATTGATTAACCTGTTTGCCATGTAGCCGAGAAAGTAAATTTTTTGTTTAGCGGTGTTGCAATGCGGGAACAAATCATTTTTCAAAATGTCCAATGCAAACTCTCGTTTTTTTCGTGCGCCCATTTCTTTGTCCAAATTGAAAGGACTATACATGACATTTGTCGTTAAAATTCTCAAAGCATCTTCTTGGGTCATGGTACTGTTTGCATCAATAATGGAAGCCTGCAAAAATTCTAATGTGATTTTGTTCACTTGCAAGTTCAATAAAACAATTTCACAGATTTCAATATCTGACTCAATCCCAAGTGCTCTAAAAACCACAAATAATGGAAGTGGAATTTTTACACGTGGTATTTGTATGTATATTGGAAATCCAAAGCCATTGTTTTTGTTTGAAACCATCATGTTTATTTGCTTTGGTGAAATGCATTTGTAGTCGGGAACCGATTTTATTTCAGCGCACCAAGTCCATTTTGTATTGTTTTTTGAAACATTGAAACAGTAAACGCGATTTTCGGCTGCTCGTTCTTGACCCAACACCGTTTTCTCACTTCCATGCATGATAAAGTAACCTCCCGCATCATATTTGCATTCTCCAGTTTCTTCATCACTTACGTGTTGACACTGTTTCAACACACAAATTCCAGACTTCAACATGATTGGCAATTTGCCAATTGGTATTTTGGGAATGACTTTATGATAATGTTGGGTGTTTTCAAGTTCGGGGCCACTTCTTACGATTATTTCTATTCTTATGTCAATTGTCATAGCGGATGCGTATGTAAAGTTTCTCAGTCTTGCATTCATTGGAAACATGAGCTTTGTTGACCCATTGTTCTCATGGATTTGTGGACGATACAAATTGAAATGCTTAAATTCAATATTGATTTCTAAGCGGTGCTTCTTAGCATTTTTGTCATAATCCTGGTCTGATGCAATATTCACCGGATTGAACATGTCAATAGTGCGTTCAATTTGTTTGTAAACAAGATCATTGAACGATTCAATTTGATGCCTTACCAACCTATCCAAATGCATCCCTTCAAAATACGAACCAATCATGTCCCACGGTTCTTCCACATACTGTCCAATCTGTCCAACTACTTCGTCAATAAAATCTTGCATCACAACAATTGAGTCTGACTATTGATGATATTGAACAAAATTAACTAATAATGAATTCAATTTTTACTTTTAAGTTGATTATTTGTCATTATGCATTTTGATTTCAAAATATTAAACAATATAAACAAACATTTGGGTTATAATTTAATTAAATCAAACATGAGTCATCAATTGAACCGATGGATTAAATACAATGATGAAGAATTCAGCATGTTGGATAATCCATACATTATTGGTTCGCCAACCCATCCACCTACCATTCAAACAATTCGTGAAAAAAAACAAATTTACTCGCCGGTTACTAATATTTCCGATCTCTTGAAACTTGCAAGAGAGAATCCGATTGTTGAAAATGTTGAGTACAGTATAAATATGGCAGCTTTGCAAAAAATTTTGGAACCATTGGGAAAATTGGAGAAGATGATTGGAATGGAAACCTTGAAAGAAAATGTGGTGGATCAAATCATTTATTTCATACAAGATCTTCATATAAAAGACGATTCCACTGGAGCATTCAATGATTACATGCATACTGCAATTTATGGACCACCCGGAACTGGAAAAACAGAAGTTGCAGAACTGTTAGGAGCCATATTTTCAAAAATGGGCATTTTAAAAAAAAATAAATTTAAAAAAGTAACCCGTGCTGATTTAATAGCCGGTTATTTAGGTCAAACCGCAATTAAAACTGCAGACATTATAAAAGAGTGTTTAGGCGGGGTGTTATTTATTGATGAAGCATATTCTCTCGGCACCAAGGAAAAAAAAGATTCATTTTCAAAAGAATGCATTGATACTTTGTGTGAAGCACTTAGTAATCACAAGTCAGATTTGATGGTCATTATTGCTGGTTATGAAAAAGAATTGAACGACTGTTTTTTTAACATGAATCCTGGATTGAATTCACGATTCAACTGGAGATATAAAATAGATGCATATACATCGGAACAAATGACACAAATATATGAAAAAAAAATAAAGGATAATGGTTGGATGTTACAAGAACCAATTCCTCAAAACTGGTTTGAATCAAACAAGTGTTACTTCAAATACTATGGTCGTGACATTGAACTATTGTTGTCACGAGTAAAAATTGCGCATGGCCGTCGTTTATTTTCGTCTGCAACTTATTCAAAAAAAGCCTTGACCACCTCTGATTTAGAAAATGGAATGAAAATGTTTCTCTCAAATGATGAAATAAAAAAAAGAAATGAAAATATTGAGCGTTCTGTTTTAACCACAATGTACTTATGAATCACTCAGGTGTGGAATAACTTCAAAATTTTTATATGTTATGATTTCATTAATTCATTTCATTAACCATTAAATTAAATTAACAACAATGAGTTCTAAAAAAAATATAACAATTGATCAAACTGCTTTGTTAAACACATCTGATAACAAACATTCTATAAAGCGGCATAAAAAAACAAAACTGCCAAGTTTAAACTCAACCACTGTGAAACAAAATTTATTGCAAAGAATAAAAGATTACAAACAACGTGAATTTGAAGAATCAAAACTCTCCAAAACCAATGAAGAGTTAGTAAGTCAGTTCAAAAAATCAACCAATTATTTAGAAGAACTTACTAAAAAAAAACAAGAAAAAATACAAAAAAACACATCTAAACGAAAAATTCCCACCATCCAACAACAACACCCATTAATCAATCCATTACTTAATCAATCAATCCTGCACCCCCAAGCCATGCACCCCCCAGCCATGCAACCCCCAGTCATGCAACCATCAGTTATGCAACCCCCAGTCATGCAACCATCAGTTATGCAACCCCCAGTCATGCAACCATCAGTTATGCAACCATCAGTTATGCAACCATCAGTTACGCAACCATCAGTTACGCAACCATCAGTTATGCAACCATCAGTTATGCAACCATCAGTTATGCAACCATCAGTTATGCAACCATCAGTCATGCAACCATCAGTTATGCAACCAGAAATCATGCAACCATCAGTCATGCAACCATCAGTCATGCAACCAGAAATCATGCAACCAGAAATCATGCAACCAGCAGTTCCACTAGTTCAGTGCGGAATTAATTCACGTGATGAATCATTTGGAAATCATGCAGACATAGAGATTTCATTAACGCTTCCACCAGAATTGCAATTGAATTCAAAGGAAATTGAAGCGGATAACGAAGAAGCAGCACAAAATATTGAAGATACTGTTTCAAGTCAATTCAAATTGAATCAAGATGTTCCATACGGATGTTTGCGAAATGGAAATAAACCAACCTTTAGAGTTTATTCAAAAAATCAAAATGAATTCAATAAAACTTTCAAAAAACAGCAGGATAATGATGTCAATCAAGATTGTGATGTTGTAATGAATGATTCTGTTCAAGAACGACAACGTAAATTGAAGGAGTTACAAGAAAAATCAAACAACATAAAGATCAAAAAAAAAGTAAAACAAATAACTACAAGAAAATTTAAACTTGGAAAAAATGTTGAAAAAAATTCGGTTGGAGTTTTGATAAAAAGCACAAACATGAGAAATGAGGTAAATCATGACCATGGGTTATTGCATCGCGAACCAATAAATGAAATTAAAAAATATCTGCATGCACATGGATTAATAAAAATAGGATCTGATGCTCCAACTGATGTTTTAAGAAACATTTATGAAAGTGCGAAATTAACGGGGGATGTAAGTAATGTGAATAAACAGGTGATGTTACATAATTTTATATCAGATGATGAAAAACGGGTGTGATGCAATAAACAAACAATTTCAACGTTCATTCCATTGACATAGGGGAAATAAGCGTTCTTGCATTGTTAACCGGTTATAAAATCCCAAATATTTTGCTCTTGCAAATTCATTATCACAAATGCGAACCCTCAACCGATTGAAGTCGTTCTTTTCATAAAAAATGCTATTGTTGGGATTACGTGAAATATTGAATACAATGTTTGGAGGAAGATCTGGCAAGTCTATTATGATGATTTGATTTGTTAATGTGGATTCATTGAATACTAAGTGTGAAGTGTTGGCAGACATGTACGATTTTTTTGTAAAATGATGTTTATCGTAAACGAAATCTCGGTACGCCCATGCTTGATAATTACAAGCAGCAATCCAGCTTGCGTGAGACGATTGTGGTGCACTAGTTGTTATAAACGTTTTTATATCTTGCATGTCAATGATTGGAATTGATGTTAGCAATTGGTCATGCAATTGTTCTTTTACTTTAAGATTGGTTCCGGATCCGATTCTATCTTGATTTTTGTTTATTATTGATGGTTCAATTTCATCAATGCGAGCAATATAGGTTGGCAAGTATGGGTCGTTGTTTGGGCGATATACAATATATTGTTTGGTGATATATGGTTCTTCAGTGTGACAATTTAGGGATAATTTATAATTTGCATATGCATCTCTCATGATATCGCTGGCTCTTTGCCAAGTGTTCAATTGTCGTATCCAAACATCCATTTGATAGTTTGATAGTTTGATAATATGTTTAAGTTATTATCAAACAGGTGAGATTATATGATATTATTGTAACCAATATAAACCGGTGTCGTTTTATAAATAAACAGTGACTGATATTCAAAATGGATTTAGAGATGCAAGTGAGAAAAAGAAATGGTTCATACGAAGAAGTGTCGTTTGATAAAATATTGAAACGAATACGAAACATGGGGAATCAATCAAAAATAAGTGCAATAAATTACACTGTATTGGCCATGAAAGTGATTGATCAATTGTATGATAAAATTCCCACGTCAAAAATAGACGAGCTTACAGCAGAGCAATGCGCAACATTGTCAACTACGCACCCGGATTATGGAACTTTGGCGTCATACATTGTGATTTCTAACCATCATAAAACAACTCCTGCAACATTTTATGAAGCAATGGAAAAGTTGAATAATTATAAGGATGTGCATGATGTTTCATGTCCCATCATAAGCCAAGAGTTGTGGAAGCTGGTGTGTGATCATCGTGATGAAGTGGAACGCATGATTGTAAGTAGTCGCGATTACTTGATTGATTATTTTGGATTCAAAACATTGGAAAAAACATATTTGTTGAGAACAAATGGTGTAATATTGGAACGCCCTCAATACATGTGGATGCGCGTATCATTGTCCCTACACAAGGATGACATGGATAAAGTAAAAACGACATATGATTTGATGTCACAGAAATACTTCACGCACGCCACACCGACATTATTCAATGCAGGCACCCCCAGACAACAATTGAGTAGCTGTTTCCTGATTGCGATGGAAAGTGACAGCATAGAAGGTATTTTCAATACACTGAAAGAATGTGCAAACATTTCCAAATATGCGGGAGGGATTGGGATGCACGTGCATAATATTCGGGCATGCGGCAGTCACATTCGTGGGACGAATGGTTTATCAAATGGATTAGTTCCTATGTTAAGAGTATTCAACAATACTGCAAAGTACATTGATCAAGGAGGAAAACGCAATGGAACCATTGCAGTGTATTTAGAGCCGTGGCATGCAGATATTATTAAATTTTTGGAAATGAAAATGAATCATGGCGATGAAGATGTAAAAGGGCGGGATTTATTCTATGGATTGTGGGTGTGTGATTTATTCATGCATCGTGTGAAATCCAACGAAGAGTGGAGTTTGTTTTGTCCGGATCAATGTCCCGGGCTCGCGGATGTTTACGGTGATGAATTCAACATGTTGTACACCAAGTATGAGAGAGACAATTTGCAACGACACAAAATGAGCGCGCGTGACCTGTGGTTTCGTATATTGGATAGTCAAATGGAAACCGGTACTCCATATTTGTGTTACAAAGACACTGTTAACAAAAAAACAAATCAAAAGAACATTGGCATAATCCGTTCATCCAATTTGTGTTCAGAAATTATGGAATATTCTGATGGAAATGAAACAGCAGTATGCAATTTGGCAAGCATTGCGCTGAATCAATTTGTTACGAGTAATCAAACATTTGATTTTGATAAATTACATGAAGTTACACAAGTGGTAACAGAAAATTTAAATAACGTAATTGATATAAATTATTATCCCACAAATAAAACTTCTATTAGCAATATGTCTCATCGTCCGATTGGAATCGGGGTGCAAGGATTGGCAGACACTTTTATGTTGATGGATTTTGCGTTTACTTCAAATGAAGCTTCCACATTGAACCGGCGGATATTTGAAACAATGTATCATGCAGCATTGACTGCATCGTGTAAATTAGCAGAAAAACATGGGTATTATAAAAGTTTTGTTGGTTCCCCTGCATCTCAAGGGATTTTGCAGTATGATATGTGGAACATTGAGCCGGAACCAAATCGGTATGACTGGAATGATTTGAAAGCTAAAATCATAAAACATGGATTGCGCAATTCACTTTTGTTGGCCCCCATGCCAACTGCAAGCACCTCTCAAATATTAGGAAACACTGAATGTTTTGAACCGATTTCAAGCAACATTTACACAAGGCGAACGATGGCAGGGGAGTTTATTTTAGTGAATCGGCATTTGATTACTGATTTACAAAAAATTGGACTTTGGAATGATAAAATAAAAAACAATATAATTTTGAATAAAGGAAGTGTTCAATACATTGATGGTTTGAGTGACCACTTGAAACAAAAGTATTGCACGGTTTGGGAGATTCCAATGAAACAGGTGATTGACATGGCTGCTGATAGAGGAGCTTTCATTTGTCAGAGTCAAAGCATGAATTTATGGATGGAAGATCCAACATATGCGTCGCTCACTTCCATGCATTTTTATGCTTGGACAAAAGGATTAAAAACTGGAATGTATTATTTACGGAGAAAAGGAAGGCACCAGCCGCAACAGTTCACAATTGAACCGGAAAAACTTAACCCGGTTGAAGACGCTCTGGAAGAATGTGAGATGTGTTCAGCTTGAGGTTAAACGGTTAAATGGCAATTGTAGCATACTTCATATTTTTATTGTTTATAGACGGATAATGTGATATTAAAAATTGGGCCAATCGTTTGCCATCTTTTTTTTTACCATGATTTTTGATGAAATAATTCCGTGGGTAGTATCCATGCAAATTTGTTGTCAGTGATCTTAAAGCTGATCCAACGTCACGATCATTTATAAAAAATTCTCCAGTGACTCCTGAAACAACATAATGCCATCCTCCCATAATGTTGTAATTTACCAATACGGGAATATTGTAACAAATTGCTTCTGTCAAAATACGGGGGGAAGCGTCTGAAATATTAGGAACAAATAAAAAATTACATTTTTGTAATTCTATTTGAAACTTATCAAAATCTAATTGTGGTATTGTTTTTACAATTCCGTCACATTTATTTGTGAATTCACAATTTGTCCGACCTACTAGTATCCCTTTCAATTTGAATTCACCACACATTATTTCAAGACACTTTTTGGCCAAGTACCAATTACGGTTGTATGATTGCCAACCATTCTGACATGTTTCATTGTCCTGAAGACAAACATACATGAAATCATATTCCTTTTTGATTGATGGGTCTGGTTTAAATTTTTCAAAATCTTTCAAATCGGATTCACACAACCTCAGGAGAGGCAGTTGCGATGTTTGTAAATTCACTGGAGGACTTCTGAAACAATGCAACCATGCATCAACCATTGACGGATAATCATGATTTTTCTCTTCATGATAACGATCTTCATACGGATTTTTAATGTGTCCCGGGAAATTAATATAACTAGATATACCACAAAATGATAATCCCATTGACTTGTACAACTCATAGTTGTCTTCGTGTATTTTCTCTCTAAATGGCGCAGAAATTAATATAATATTCAACAGTTTGTTTTCATCATCAAACATATTTTTGAATGGAAAATCAACTAATGGGATATCATTTTCAGAGAGAATTGAAATATAATTTTGATATTTGTAAAAAATAATTGACACAATAATAATGATCACTAATAACACTAGTGATATTTGTAAAATATTATTCATTAACATACGGATATATTTTTGATTCATATTATTTATTTTTTAATAGTTTCATGTTGTTTTTTGTATTCAAATAACATGAAAATAGCGAAACTGATTGTTTAGTTGGAATAAGCCAGACCACCCATGCCGCTCATAACACGAAGAACGTTGTAGTTAGTGGCATAAACACGAACCTTGGCGGTCTTGATGCCCTCAACCGTTGCGTTGGAAAGAACCAGCTGAAGAGTTGCATTGTCAATGCGAGAAAAGTTGCAACTTCCAGATGGCTGATGTTCTTCAGGACGAAGAGCAAAAGAAAACACGTTGATTCCAGTGTCTGGACTTGCGGTGTGGTGCTGGTATGGTTGAACCGTGTCAAAATAAGATCCTTCGCGCTCAGAGAATCGGTCCTGTCCGTTGAGCTGAAGTTTGGCAGTGACAACTGGGTTGCTGCCCCAGCAATGCATGGTAAGAGCATTCTCTGCAAGAACAAAAGTACCCGCATCAGAAACCCCAGAGCCTTCAAGATCGCCAGCGGCGACGCTGCTTTGCCCCGGAAGCGCGTCTCCTGCAAAGTTGGCAGCACTGAGCCAATATGAAGTATCAGTAACTCCGCCCTGGGAGTTGGAGTTGGCGGTGATGCCGCCATGCCACCAACCAGTGCCTTCCAGATTTGGAGCACCTGCATCATTGAACATGTCATTGTTGATGTAAGAAGTTGAAAAACGTGAAGTAGCAAGTTTAGCACCAAATGAGTGAATCGCGTTTGGAAGAACATCAACCGCGTCGGTGTAATTGAATGGCTGAGCACCAAGAAGGTTGTACAGGAGCTGACCACACTCTAAAGAAGAACAGTAATCAACATTGCTGTCGGGTTGAACAACCCAAATAAGTTCTTTAACGGGATGGTTGAAGTTCAGTTTGATCTTATTAGAAGAAGAACCAACAGATTCATCGCCGGTGTGTTGCAATTGTTCAATCAAGTATTCATGAGGATTTTGGGCCATGCGTCTTCGCTCGTCGGTGTCCAAGAAGACATAGTCAACATAAAGAGAAGCAGCAACTAAAGACTGGTTGTAAGCGTTAGTGACTTTTCCACCAGCGCTGGTGCGGACACCGCTGGAACAAGCCAAACTTCCGACAGCCCACAAACATTCATCCAGAGGACGAAGATCAAGATTGATCTTGACCTCGTGGTACTGGAGAGCAATAAGAGGAAGAGCCAAACCGGGGTTGCGGCAGAACCAAAATTGCAAAGGAACATACAAAGTGGTTTCAGGAAGAGCGTTGCGAGGGGCACACACTTGACGGGGGGCATTGGACTCACAAGGACCATCAACATCATTGAATGAAGGATCAGTTATGTAAGTGAGTTGAGTGGTGTTGCCGACCATAGCATGGTAACCACGGCGTTGGTCAACAGTAAGGGTAAGTTGATTCCAGATGTGCATCCAGTCACCAAACTGACGGTCAATGCGTTGACCACCTATTTCAACTTCAACAGTTGAAACAAGTTGTTCACCAGGGAAGTCCAGCCAACGAGCATAGACACCATCTTGAGTAGAACCCTTCATTTGTTGGTTGATTTCAGGGAGAGTGAGTTGAAGGTAAGTCCTGTAAGCCAAATCACCATTGCGTGAAATGGTGCAAGTCACACGACGACCAAAATCAGCCTGTCCGTTAAAAGTCTGTTCAATAGACTCCATTGCAAAGTTGGTATGACGTTTGTAAGAAACTTTCCAGAAAGTAATTTGTGGATTACTAGTTAAGTAAACATCTTGGGCGCCGTAAGCGACCAGTTGCATTAAGCCTCCTCCCATTTTTTTAGTGGTTATAATATTCCTTAAGAAAAAAAATTGGAAAAAATAAATTCAATTTAATTCAATATTATAACCTCAAATTTTTTTTGATGAAATTTGTTAAATAATCATCTTGGTAAACCTCATGCTGAAGGTTGTGTTTTTTTGAAAATACATATTTATTGTAGTCAGTCGCATGTTTCTTAATGTTCCAACCATTTTCAAGTGCACTGTACAAAAATGTGAGTAGTTGAAGTTGCTTAACTTCAAGAACCTCTATTTTTGGTTCAATGCTTTCATTTTCATTCATGTCCAAATAAAATGAACTACAGGTCAATTTGGTTTTGTCAGAATATTTCAATGTGTATGTGTCCTTTTTTTTTTTTACACTACAGTTTTTTTTTAAATATTTTAGTATAATCATTGCTTCCAACAGTTGTTTTTTTTTCAATGAGTTTTGGGGGGTGCCCAATGATTGCATTTCAATTAATATTTTAAAGATAAATAATATGTTATTAACAATACGCTAAATAATATATTAAATATATAAACATTGAAACAATTTATTATGTCTCCTCCCAATAATTCATTTAAACAAAAAACAAATAAACAAATTGTTTTGAATGAAAAAAGCATTGTAACCTTGGACAGCAAACACAAAGAAAATCAATGTCTCATTGCCAAATTGAAATCCGAAACAATTCCAAACTTGCTGAAAGATATCAAAAAAAAGAAAAAGCATTTGAAAACAACTTCAAATCCATTAGAAAAAACTGAAATTAGTGAACAAATAAGTGAACTGCAATTGCAACTTAATGCTCACAAACAAAAATGCAAAAAATATTATTTTGATAATAATGAAATTATATTTGATTATTTTGAAAACAAGCAACAAATATGCAATGGAAATAACAAAACCAAAATACTGAATGATTTTTTTCGGGTTGAAAAGGATTCCTCTAAAGAAGATCAATTGAAACGTCTCAATCACAACAATGTTCAACGATACTTGACAAATTTGGATCCATCTTATATTGATATTACAAAATATGTTTTCCCTACTGACATATGCGGCTATTGTCGCCAAGGTGAAATGATACGGGTTGAGAATGAAGGAATAATGGTTTGTAATAATTGTTCAATTCATGTTAACTATTTGGTTGAGAACGAAAAACCGTCATATAAAGAACCACCCAATGAAGCGTGTTTTTACGCGTATAAACGCATAAATCACTTCAAAGAAATTTTAGCTCAATTTCAAGCAAAGGAAACCACCCAAATACCAACAGACGTGTTAGACAATATTAAATATCAAATAAAAAAAGAGAGAATTGATTTGCAAACACAACTAACCGACAAAAAAGCAAAAGAAATATTGAAAAAATTGGGATATAATAAATATTATGAGCACATTCCTTTTATAAAAGAAAAATTAGGTATTAAGCCTCCCGTTATGTTGCCAGAGTTAGAAGAAACATTGTGCAATTTGTTCATGGAAATTCAAGGACCTTATGCCAAATATTGTCCTGAAGATCGTGTAAATTTTTTGAATTATTATTACACCGTTTATAAATTATGCGAGTTGCTTGACGCACGCGAATTTTTGCCGTATTTTCCAATGCTCAAAGACAGAGAAAAACGGATTGAACAGGATGAAATATGGAAAAACATATGTGAAGAGTTAAACTGGGAGTTTATTCCTACCATTTAATTTTTTTTTTGTTTTTTTGAATTTTGCACCACCCCTACCGTTTCTTTTACCCGTCGCCGTCGCTCTAACTTTCATTGGCCTTGGATTATTGCCAGTTTGTGCAGTGGGTGGTGGTATGGGTGATAGTCTCAAGGTTTTTCGGGCTTCTGCGGTGTCGTTTGATTGTTGTTGGTTGGTGGCGGGATTGGAATCTACTACGGCAGGTGCGCCTTGGTTGGCGTCGGGATTGGAATCTACTGACGATTCTGCGGGGTCGTTTGATTGTTGTTGGTTGGTGGCGGGATTGGAATCTACTGCGGCAGGTGCGCCTTGGTTGGCGATGTCATTGGAATTTACTGACGATTCTGCGGGGTCGATTGATTGTTGTTGGTTGGTGGCGGGATTGGAATCTACTGCGGCAGGTGCGCCTTCGGCGACTCCGGCATTTACTGATTTTTCGCCGCCATTGCCGCTGGCACTTTCGCTTACTGCAGTTAGTGGTTGTTCGTCACTTTCGGCGTTATTGGAATCTGCGGGTTCTTCGCTGCCTTGGTTGGTGGCGGCGTTACCTACTGCTGCTGCTGTAGATGATTGTTGTTGCTCGCCTGTGGCTACGGCTTCTACTGCGGCTTGGTCTCTGGCTGCGCTTTGTTGTTCGCCATCTCCTACTGCGGCTACTGCGGATGCTGCTGATTGTTGTTCGGTTACTGCTGATTCTTCGCTTACTGCAGGTTGTGGTTGTTCTGCCGATTCTGTGGAGAGGGCCTTAGTAACATCATTCATGTCAATATTAAAAATCTGAGTAACATCTTTACTTTTTAATTTTTCTATCAGATTCT